GGGCTACAAAGATCACGAGTTGCCACATATTTTTCTCTTAGACCAGGGCGTCGCCGCCGAAGGGGTTTTTGGTCGGCAGAAAGGGCAGGCCGCCGTAGTTGTCAATATTATTAAATTTATTGAGACAGGCATTCATGGTATGGGCGCAGCCGGGCCAGAGGGTCACGGCTGCGCCCTCAAGCAGCCCCCCGATGGAGTCCACCAGGGTGATGATATCCCCTGTATGGCTGGTGATCAGCCGCAGCTCATCGCCGAACTGGAGCATGCCGCCCAAAAAATAGCCGCTCCCATACGCACTGATCCCGGCAGCGGTTATCTGCCGGTCGAGCGCGGCCGTCACCGTCTCAGCTATCTGCCAGGAGGCGGCAGCAAGACTGCAGGCCTCCCCAAAGAGGACATGCGGACAGCCGACCTGATAGACGCGGCGCAGTCCCGCCCGCTGGAAGAGGGTGAAGACGGAATCCGAGACCAGCGTGGCCACAGAGCCAGACCATTTGCAGCCGGTAATCCGCCCCTTCCAGAGGACTGAGAACTCCGAATCTTCGTTGTGATGTCGGTAGATGGTGATGACCAGGATGCCGGTGAGCCAGCCGGTGCGAAAGAGCAGGGCCAGCGGATTGGAGGCCGCCACCTCGATATCCATGGTGGACTTGCGGGCATCGGAACCCTTGTCGAATCCTGAACGCTTGATAAAGATAGGCTGATATTCATCCTCACCATAGGTCACCACATGATCGGCGCTGGTAAAGAGCCATTGCTGCGCCCCCAGGGAAAAGCGGTACAGCTCCAGGGGGTGACCGCTGTAATCACTCGATTCTCTTACCGTATAGCTCATGGCAGCACCATAATGGGAACATTTACCTGCAGGCAGTCGGACGTCACCCAGTGCAGATTGACCTCGTCGCTGTCGAGCCGCACCAGCTCCAGCCAGGCACAGCGGTTGAGGGTGGCGGCAGAGACAGCAACCCCCAGGGGCGCATCCAGTATCAACTTCTCCTCACCGCTGGGCAGGGTCTCAACTGCCATGATCATCCTGCGGATGACGGTCCCGTCCGTGGTGATCATCTCGATATGCGAGCGGGCAGCGGAGCCCTGCAGAGAATATTCATAATCAATCGACTCGATGACGATGACGCTGTCATCAACCGCAGCCGGGGCGGCCAGCTCAAAGGCCCGGTCATGGGCCGCCAGCCAGAACGGCGACAGCCGTCCGGCACGGGTACTCAAAAAGGCCAGAAAGGTGTTGATGTCATCCCGGCCGATCAGCAGAAAGCGGGCCTCCCTGGTCATAACCGGCTCCAGGGACTGGACATCGAATTCAATGACCCCGGTGTCATTATCGAGCCGCAGCCATTTGCTGTCATAGCCGTCACCCACCTCTTCCCAGTTCGGCACAAATGGGCAGACCGGCAGCGTGCGATACTCGGCAGGTGCAGCCCCGAAGGGTGCCCACTTGTCACCGGTGGCCAGCAGGGTCAGGCGATAACTGCCCACATCCTCGGTGAAGCGGCTCACCTGCCGCTGCTCAAGCGACAGGCAATATCTACAGGGGGCAATCATGGTACCGGCAGGCCAATCCGCCAGAAAGGGCGAGTCCATGGACAAAAAACCTGAGCCGACACCGTCAATGGTCCTGATCTCCTGAAACTCCCAGTCAGACCAGACCGCCACCGGTGTTCCCGCCACATAATTATCCGAACCGCTCTCGATGGGTATAGTCGATTCCCCGGCGCTGATCGGGGCCGCCAGGCGGACGGCATCACGCCAGATGGGGACAAACATATAGCGGGCGCGGCGCATACCCAGCCAGGTTTCCAGCTTGCGGCGGGCCGCTCCTGAGACCAGCAGCCGCAGATCCCAGGAGCGGCGCGGCATGGTGCGCAGCGACACCCGCTGCTCGGTGCTGTCATGGGCGATCATCACGTCCGTCTTCCAGGCCAGACGTTCATCGAGCCCACCCTCCCAGTTGTGCGGAAAGAAGAGATAGCCGACATCGCCGGACAACACCGGCGCCCGGGTGCCGATGATCTGCAGGAAGGGATCAAAGGCACAGGCTGAGAGAAAGGTCAGCAGGGCTTCATATTCCAGAGGGCCTTCGACGCCGACCGTGACCGTGACCTGCTGCGAGCTGAGGGCTGCAATGGTATCCGGCGGCGTGGCATCCCAGCTGATCCCTTCGGCATCGTCGTTGCCGTCAATTGCGGACAGGGTGATGGGGGTATTCAGCCCATTCCACAGGAAGAGGGGGATCTTCCTGTCGCGGGTGACATAGCCCACACCCTTTAACGGGTAGTTAAAGGGTGTAAATATCTGGGCAGAATAATTGGTGGCCCTGGCGGAAAGTCCGGCCAGAGGAACCGCAAAGCCTTCTTTAAGTGTTCCACTTGCCATATCAGAGCCTCGTCAGCAGGGTCAGGCACTGCTGCCATGGAAAGAGGGCGCTGGGTGGTTCCACGCCGGGGCCTGCATCCCAGTGGATAAAATCAATGGGACTGTTGTCGGTCAGTGTTCCAACAACGGCCGGATCTGGTGATGCCGCATAAGGAATATCAGCCAGCCAGAAGACCGGAGTCCCCCACTGGTCTATATTGGCGCTCTTGCCGGAGAAGTCTATCCACGGCTCCGCCGGTGGCAGGTTGCCGTAGATAGTGCCATGCGTCAGCAGCAGGCTCTGTTTTAACAGATCATCTGACATGGTTTAGGCCCTGAGCAGGTTCCAGGGGAATGACCGGGCGACTCCCGCAGTCTGGGTCAGTGTGCAGATGATCTCCGTGTCCACCGGCACCGGCACTGAATATTTATTCGGTGCCGCCTGGGCGTCCGCATGGACGATCTCATAGGCGATCTTTGAGCTTGCCCCTGTCTGTGACTTTGTTTTGATCCGCAGGGTCAGACTGTCACCCGCCAGCATCGCTGAGCTATCCACCACCAGCACATAGATGCCGATTCCGGTCTGCTGGGTGAGCGAGTGCTCCGTGCTGATAACTGCCACCTGTGTTCCCTTTGCTGCTGAGACTAACCCCATAATTATGCACCTAATTTAAAAAGGAGATCGTGAGAAGAAAGTCCTATTGTTGCACCGTTGCAGGGCATAATAAGGTATGTATCCGCTCCCACCGGGATTTCTTCGGCTGTGGTATATATATTCCCCCCATTACAGCGGTACATTCCAGGGGCGAATCCAATCGGTTGAAACTTCGTGTAATCGGTCACCAGACGAACAAATAACGTTATAGGAATAGGCAAAATCCCGGCATTGTATTCCATCGGTTGCTTGGCACACATGTCCAAATCCGATCCGACACTGCCGCAAAATCCCCCTGCTGCCACACTGGGGGTCCAAGCTCCATTGATATAGAGCTGAGACTCTCCACTGGTATAAGCTGATATATTAAAAGGCTGAGAATATGAATTGAAACAAATTATCCCATCTGCCCATGTGCCGATCTTTGCCTGAAGAGTGCAGATCCCAGCCCAGCACCAATAATTATGGCCGTTGGAAAAATGTCCAATGTAGAGTCCTCCAGCTGTCGATATGAGACAAAAACCATAATTAGCTGTGACATATCCTGTATCTTTTGCAGCGGTTGCTCCTGGCTGTGCTGTAGGGATCGCACCGGAGGAATACCCGGTACAGCCAACGACAGAAAAAGCAGTACCCGCTGTGGCATAGACTTCAAAATGACTGGACCCTTTATGCAGATGCACCCTGTTATAGGTTAAATAGGTGGTAAAAAGATCAATGGTCCATCCGTTGGCTTCAGCTAAAATCTTAAAATCTGCAACAAGCTGATTCGCCGTGGTCACTATTCCATATTGATAAAATGCCATTAATTTAACCTCAGTGCGCAATAATCAGCGTATGCAGACCTGTGACAATCAGGGAAAACCATATAATTGACTCCCCCCACGGTAATGATATTCTCTGCTGAATTTTGATAGCCGCTGACCCTGCAAATTCCTTCGATCTGGCCGAGGTTATTGGTAGTTGCCTGGTGCGTCACATAAAATGGATCAAGCAGATATTCATCACTGATGGATTTAATAATAGTATCCCTGAGGGCATAATTTGGGCTGAAAGCACCACAGCAATCAGCATTAAAGTACCCGTAGTTTTTCCAGGTACCGCCTGGGATACATATGCGCCCACAGAACACGGCATATATATTGGCGTTCCAGTATGCGCTGTTGCTTAGTGAGGAGTAGCCCCTGGCTTTCACACTCCCGGTACCTGCAATCAGCAAAGGGTAAGGATACTGAGCATCCGTAGCGGGGGGATTGAGCAACCCCAGGTGCATATGCTGGTAAGTGGTAGAGATCTTGGCCACCAGAATGATTCTCCTCGGTGTTGCCACAATCCAGTAGGGTATGGCCGCATTCCACAGGTAGACAAATGCCTTATCACCTCCACTGGACATGGGCATAGCATGAAATGCTCGACCGGCACGATAAGCCCAGGAACCGAACAGCTCCCAGTTATAGTAGCCGTTGGCAGGGTCTTCGTAGGTCTCAATGCCGCAGTATATCTCATCAAGCCCGGCCAACCCCTCTCCACGCAAATAGAGCTTGGTCTCGCTCTGCTCCAGAACCGCCCAGCCGTTGGCAGCGGCAAAGGTGGCCAGCACGGCGAGCAGGTCTTTGTAGTTGGCGGCGGTGCCGCTGGTATAGGCCATGGTTATCCTCCAATCAGGGTGCGGATGGTGGTGCCGTTGCGGCGGATCATGTTGATGATGGCGGTCTCGCCGTCGGCTGTGCCCAGGAAGTCTCCCACCATGTTCTTATCAAGCACATTGATGACGCGCAGCCTGGTGTCGCCGCTCTTGAGAGTGGTCTGCTGGGGCGCACCCGGTACCTGGCCGCCTTCAGCCAGCCGGTGGGAAGATGGAACGCGGGGCAGGGTTCCACCAGCCAGGGCATGGGCAAGGTTGCGGGGGAACATCCGGCGGCGGATGGACTCCATGAAGGAGAGGCCGTAATAATCGACGGCCGCCACCGGCTGCATAAATTCACGGGCCGTGGCCCAAATCGGCACATTGTCGGCCTTTGAATGCGGGCTCCAGCCGCCGACCATGCCCCCTGATGCCAAGGCCTGCACCGGGCCGCCGTCAGCCATACCAAAGCCGAATGCTGAACTGCCGCCTTGACGGCGTTGTAGATCAGCTGCTGGGCAATCATCTGGGTCACCATCTGGAGCGTGGAGCGGGCCAGGTCGAGCATGGCCTCTTTGGCGCTCTTGGTGCCATCCGCCATGGCGGCGAAGGCGTTGCCAAAGCCGCTGGCAATGGCCTCAATGACCTGGCCGGTGGCCTGGGCTGCAAACTCAGCATCGGTCTGCACCGTGGCAACCCAGTCGGAGAATCCAAGCGCCATGGCATCGGTCATGTTGTCGCCGGAGAGGATCATGCGGCGATCAGCCTCTTCCTTGTAGATCGCCCCGGCCTCGGTGGCATCCTTGACCGCCTGCTGGTATTCCTGCACCGAGAGGGTCCCGCGACGCCAGGCGTCTTCAGTTTCAGTCAGATTAATGGAGGCGATGGAACGTCTACCGGAATCGTCATTTTTAGCCGCCTCGACCCTCATCCCAGACAGCTCGGACTCGGAACGGATGATCTCAGCCGGGTCAACACCGGCCATGGCCTTGAGGGCGGCAATCTCCTGCCGTTTCAGCTCAATGCGCTCGGCCATGACCCGCCGGTCAATGGCCAGCTCCGCCTCAGCCCTGGCCAGGGCGGTAGGCAGCTTCGAGGCCTCCAGCTTCTCCAGCTCCAGGGCCAGGATCTTCTCCTGGCTGGCAGCACGGAGTCTTTCCTCACTCAAACGCTGCTGGGCCTCGGCCTGACGCTTCAGCTCTGCGGTTTGATCTTTCGGTTTCTTGACCGCCCTTTCCGCCTTGGACGCGGCATCCGCCTTCGCCTTGTTCGCCTCCGCGTCATATCTGGCATTCAAGGCGACCATCGCCTCTTTAAGGACGGCTTCATCTTTAAACCTGGCCTGCACATCCTTGACAGCGGCCTCCCGCCGTTCCTTGATGACGATCAGCTCTTTTGCCAGTCCGTCGGCGGTGGCCTTGGCGGTCTCGGCCAGCATCTGCTTTTTGTAGTCGGCCAGTGACATATCGACGGTCATCTCAAAAGCGGCGGCCTTATCCAAGCCAATCTTTCTACCGGCAAGATAGTTTTCATAGGTCTCGGTTCTCTTTGCCAGGGCCACTTGCAACTCTCTCAGCTTGCCGTCGGAATAGCCGTATGAATCAATCCCTCGTCTGGCATCCTCAGCCTCGCCCTTGCGGATCATGGCAATGCGCTGTTTCTCAGCCTCTACACCGGCCCGGGCGGCCTCCATATTGGCCTTGGCCTCTTTCAGCGTCAACTCCGGATCTGCGGATTCTTTCTGCAGACGCAAAAATCTTTCCGATTCCTCCAGGGCCTCTTTTGCCTCCTGACCGGCACTCTTCGCGCTCTTCCCCCACAAGGCCCAGGCGGTGGCTCCTATGCCAAGGGCGGCAGTCACCCATCCCAACCGCGTCAAGAGCCCGGCTACTCCTGTAGCCAGACCACCCAGAGAAAAGGAGGTGGCCGTTGTGGCAGCCCGGACCCCGGCAATGGCCGCGGCGGTCGTCGTGGTGGTTGTGCCTAAGCGAACAATGGAGGAAATGACTCCCGGGGTGGAAGCAGTAAGGGCCATCATCCCCTTGGTTGCCATTGTCGTCAGACCGACTCCCATGAGGGCTACGTCACCTTTCGCCACTGTTTCCAGATTTTTACCCAGAAAGGAAACGGCATCAGCCAGGCGGAGGGTGAATCCGGTTGAGGTATTGACAGAATCAATATAGAGCGCCGCATCGCTCTTCATGTTCTGCATGGCCTTGCTGACGGTCAGCGGCATGGCGGCGGCGAATTTTTCAATTTCCGGGGCGGCTTTCTTGATGGCATTCACCATCCATTCCGTTGTCAGCTGTCCTTTTTCAGCCATCTCCCTGAGCGTAGCCATGGATCCACCGGCGGCATCGACAAAGATCTTGGTTAATTGCGGCATGTTCTCGAGGACGGAACGCAGCTCATCGCCACCGAGCCGCGAAGCTCCCATAGCCTGGGCAAATTGTTGCAGACCGGCCGCGGACTCTGAGGCTGAAGAGCCTGACAAGGCAACCGACAGCGCCACTGTTTTTGTCACCGTCGCCAGATCTTCCTGGGAGACGCTCAGGTTGGCCGTGGCCAGGGCCATTCTGGAATAGAGGGTGTTGACAGCCTCAAGACTCTGGTACGATTCACGGGCGATATCCACTACCGTCTTCTGGGCAGCGGCATAGTCGGTGGTGGTTTTAGAGACAAGCAGAAGGCGTTGATCCATATTGCGCATGGAATCGGCCACAGTAATAAATGATCCGGCATACTGCCTGATCCGGTCAATGGCAAAGATACCGATTGCGGCATCCCTCAGCTGGTCCAGGGAATTGGAAATAGACTGCACTCCCCGTTTGGCGGCAGACAAACCGGACTCAGCCTGTTTCCCGGATGTACCCAGGGCCTTGACAGAGGTCGCTGCATTGCGTACCTTCCTATCAAGATCGCCTGTATCTGCCCTGAGAACAATCTGACTGGAGTTATTTGTTGCCATGAAGCCCATTCCCCTATTTTTTGCTTGTCTTGCCGCTTTTTTGTTTGCCTGGACCAGTCTTACCCTGCTTGCCCCTGACAAACTTACAGTCTTTCTCTGCCTGGCCGCCTTTCTCCTGCTGCTGCTTGTCGCCAGGACTGCCAAGGCGTTTTTTTTACTTCTTGTACGTTAATTCCAAGACAATCTGTTCATACTCCCTGAGCCGGATGAAAAAAGCCTCATCCGTATCAACGCCTATCCGTTCCGCCAGCAGGACGACATGAGCCAGATTGATCCCTGTCGGGCCAGCCATTCCCTGCAACCAGAGACCTGGACAGATATCGACCACTTCAAGCAGCTCCATATTGCCGGGAGAGACGGCAGGAAAACCAAGGTTACAGTTATAACAATCACCGCCGCCGCCTGTGCTGCAGGCCTTGCAGCATTTTCGTTTTACATCATCATTGATCCAGGCGACGGCCTCTCTCAGTTTTTTAGTTCAGCGTCCTTAACCGTGGTAAACCCTTTTGACTTGCTGTCAATCCAGGCAGAAAGGGCCACGTTATCACGGATTGCCATCTTGCTTGCCAGCGTCACCGGCAATTTCAAATCATCTTCCCCGACAATCCCTTCCCAGTCGAGAAGGACATGGTCTGCGATCAACTCTTCAAATGTTTCATCATCACCCTTTGCTTCTTTATATATTTTACGAAGATCACGGGTGGTAAGAGGCGCCATCTGTATCCGCACCCCATCTACATACTCATGCCATTTCTGTCCTGATGCCAGCTTTATCGCCATTGGTCTTTCTCCATGTAATGTGTAAGGATTGGCTGAAGGGCAATCCCTTCAGCCTTCAGTGTTCAGGCCGTTAAGTAATCTCAAACGGCCAGGTCTTGCCGGTAGGCGTGATCATCGAGCCGGTGAACGACAGCTCGGGGAATCCGCCCTGGGCGAGCAGATCAAAATCACCCTCGGCCCGCAGCTGGGCCTTCCACACCCGGAGCTTGATATCCGATCCGCTGACGTAGTTCTTGCCGTCGAGATAGAGGCCGACATTGATGACAGGCGAGGTGGCCCCGGTGATCTTGGCGCCGCTTGCGGCCTCCTTGGTGCCGCTGATATGGAGGAGATCGCCATCGAGGGCGAAATCAAGGACCCTGATCATCCCCATCCGCAGATTGACCTCGTAATCCGTACCCTCAACATAGGTGGTGGTGTCTGTTGCATCCTTGACCACGCAGGTGGTCAGGTTGATCTGCTCGATAGGCACCCACTTATCCTCAATACCGGTGATCGTAGCCGTGTAGGCCCCGGCAACGGCCGTGATATCGACCGCCGAGCCCATGAAGAAGGCAGCCACGATGGAGGGGTCATAGCGGTTCATCGAAAAGGAGATGGACGAACCAGTGATCCTGGTATAGGAATCGCCGGTCTGACCAAGGGTGTCCCGACCGTTGAGCTTGTTCTCCAGGGTCTCGG